TCGGCTTCTACACGCACCTCGTATTCTTCAAATATCAGTTGTCCCTCTGATATCCGTTTAGTCTTGCTTCCATATTGGTATCCGTAGCTATACACTTATCCAAATATAGCTAATACAGACCCACTCGATACGTTAACTCTTTTAATCATACCACCATTTTTAGCAGATATAATCATACCAGTAGATAGCGTTACGCCACCCAAGGCACTTTCTGTTAGTATATTATTGTCAGATTGGTCGGTTAGATTACTAAAGGTAGCATCCGCATTTACTACGATATATGCTACTTTGTCTGAGGCAGTAAAGGTAACATCTCCAGTTACGCATTTCTGTCCGTTTCTTGATAATTGTAGTTCAGTTGTTGTCATTTTTTTATGTTGGTATTTTACATCTTGCGTAGCCATAAGCTGAGCTTAACGACATACTAATCGCTGCTCCACTATATAGACTATCGAATCTTTCGGTAAATGGTTGTATGCTCCAGCTTTTATTTAAAACTAAAGCTAAATCTTTGTCGGCATAACTTGCCTTGTTATAGTTCTCAAATATGCTCATAATATCTAGAGCGATTAAGCAGCACTCATTTTGTACGCTTACCTCGTTTGACTCTGTGTTTATCTCGGTGACATTATCGCATAAAAATATATCTAAGGAGTAATCTATTCCGTTAAAGCCATTAGGAGTAATATTGACAACGTCATATATAAGGTAACTTCCAGTAACATCCTTTGTTAAATCTACGTCCCAAATATTACCTTTTAGGATTGTGTTGATTTGTGGATGTTCTGACTTTATACCCTCCATTATTGTCCTTATGTTCTTTATGGTTAAACTTTTTGACATATTTCTCTAATTTCTCCTCTTTCTTTATAGTATAAATTGGCTTCTCCATTTAGTGTCGTGTTCTGGGTGTACCACATCTAATCCAGCAGGTGGGGTTTTATAGAGTGGGTAGCTATCCTCATTTTCTTTCAAATATAGTTGCAATTTTCTACGATAAAAATCTGCATTGTCTTTATATATATTTTTAGCCACTACAAGCTCACCCTCGCTTAGTGGTGTAAAGTTATCTCCAGACTTAGTCCCAGCACCTTTATTGCGTAGTTTGTATGTACCTATTCTGGTGTATTTATGGCATACCTCCCATTTAAGTGCATCTCTCATATACTCTTTAATTAGAGTTTCATTTAAAGTAGTAACCGTATTAGTTTTAATTTGATTTTGTATCTCATCAAATAAAGCACTACCCACAATAGGACGTATAAACGTATTTTGTATACTATCAATTAACGGCTTTAGGTAGCCATCGTCTACATTATAGTGCAGTACGGTATTTTCTTTTATAAAAGCTGGGCTAACTATTAATATCATTTTTTTCTAACTATTACTTGTTTCCATATATGACGGCAATAAGGTACTGAAGTTGATGTTTCTGGTCTTCTATACCAGCCTCCCCTAGCTAACCAAACATCAGCAACATCTGAACCACTTGGCTTCATACCATTTCTTAAAACGTCAATTTCTTTCTTTGAATATAGCTTTTTTTTAGCCATCATTTTTCTACAAAAATCCCTAGACTCTCCACCAGCTTTTAAAGGTGGTGCATCTGGTCTTAATTGATATCTATATTTAACTTCTGTTTCTGGTACGTCTATTGTCTTGGCTACTCTTTCTCCAACATCAGTTAATCCTATATCGCTACCCTCTATTGTAATTAAATCAGAAGTATTTAATACATTTATTGCACCTACTAACTCCTCAAAGTTAAGTCCTAACAATTCAGATATACCAGTAGCAGCTATTAATGGATTATTAAGTACAGTTTTTAAAACCCTTTGTAATATTCCTTGCTGTTCAGTAGCAAACTCAATAGGGCTTCCGTCAGAATCAAAATTAATATTAAAATTCTCAACTATTTCGTAGTCTTTCTCTAATACTCCTATATTATCAAATAAATCACTTATATCCTCGTCATTAGAAAAGCAGCCACAAGCAGACATATTACTAGCGTCTATCTGTTTAAGCTTTCTTTTAGCCCAAGCGATACCCTCATCACCTCCCCAAGCCAACCAAGCTAATCTACCACATCCGTCTCCTAACTTTTTCTTTGAGTTCTTTCTATGACGTTCAAAGGCTGCCATTCTGGCAATCGTATCTCGGCTGATTTTATCTCCTTTAGCTAATTGGTGGGCTCTTTTTTTTCCAGTTGCCTCTAAGCAAGACCCCCATCCATTTTTTTCTGCCCAGTTTAACGCAGTTTTAGCGTTTCTCATAGCCGCTTTAGGATAGTCGTTATAGGTATCAAATTTTGTTATAGCATTAAATCCCTCTAAATTCTTGTCATTAATCTCTGAATGACTAGAACAAGGCATATACCAAGTAACTCCATCTATATCGTGTTCGTGATAACCTTCGCAACCTATTTGCTTAGCTACGCTTTCAGCTTCCTCTATTGTGTCAAATAAAGGTTTACCGTCTTGTATTTTTTTCTCAAATATTTGCGTTAAAAACTCGTCATCTCCTTTTAAAAGTTTAAGAGATACCTCCTCAGATAATCTTAAAAACTCCATTAAGGCAGCTTTACCTTGACTTACACTAAGTACACCAGCTTTTACTTGCTCTACTATTGAAAGTGCAGAGGCTATTTGAGCACCATTATAAGACGCTTCCTTTTGTTCTTTTTCCTCGTCAACAACCTCAACTATCTCTTCGTTAGGATTATCTTTTTTTATTGGCTCTGCTGGTATATCAGATATATTAACCTTATCTTTAAGTTCTAATCCAGTTTGGTCTGTAATAAGCTCTCTAATCTCTTCTCTATCAAGGTTAGCTAAGATAATATCACTTGTTAAATCTATAACGTCAATAGGTTTAAGAGGTATTATATTAATATCTGTTCTTTTTATTTCGTAAAATGCTAACTTTTTAATAGTTCTAAGTAAGGTATTTTGTCTTTCAGCAATATAAGTATTAGTAAATATCTCATAAGCTAAGTCAAGCTCGTTTCTTGCTCCTAATTGTCCCTCTTCTTTAACTCCAAATAAGATAGGGTTAGTAACTCGATGTCCTATAAATATAGATTCCTTAACCCTTTTAGACATCTCTATGTATCTTTCGTGTAAATCGTTACCATTAAGGCTCGTAATCTCGCTACTATTGTCCTTAGCTGGGCTAAATAAGTGAACTATTTTAGTTCCAGTAGCTTTACCAAACTTTTCTTGGAATGCTTTCTCAAAAGTTTCTGCTTCTTCTTTAGTTTCTGGTACTCCGTTATTATGTTGTATTAACGTACCACCTACAAAGCCATTCTCTACCTCATTAAGCCAGTAATCGCCAATTTGTACGTCTGTTTTTATCTCTGCCAAAGACCCTACATAAACTGGCAAAGGATAGTATTTTAAATTTGGTCTATAATCAACGTGGTAAATAACACCTCTTTTTTGTTCTAGGTTTCTAGGGTTATATCTTTCTAAATATTGTATGTCTGGCTTAGAGTTTTTTGTACCCTTGTCAGTAATCCAATCGTCTGCATATTGTATTGAGCCGTCTAATCCTACTCTAATATTTGCAAAATCTATGTGGTGGTATTGGTTTCCTACCTTAGTTCTAATAACTTCAATAGCATATCCGTTAAATATCTCGTAATCTAACGACAAACTTTTCATTAAAGAAGTCCAGTCTTGGTCTATATTAGCTTGGCTTAACCATTTTTTAGTCTCTAAATCTTCGCCCTCTAATCCGTTGCCTACTGTATAGCCTACCTTACCATTAATAATAGCATTGTGTGTACTACTATCGTTGTACAAATCTATAAGCTCGTAAGGGTACATATTATCTACCCCAAACCAAACTATATTCTTATTCTTTTTCTCTAAAAACTTAGGTACTTCTTGTGAAGCAAACTCAGTAACTATTGGAAACTTATTCATAAATATATGTATTCTGTTCGTCTGTGTACGAATATACTGTTTCTTGTGGTTGTTTTAACCTTAATATGCCTCTGTGTATCTCAATTCCCTCTGTTCCTCCCAATGTAGTGGCATTTACTATCTTATAGGGATAATCTCCGTTATTTGGTAGCTCTATTGTAGCGTTAGCAAGGTCTTGTGTCCCCTCTATTAGCGTAAACTTTACATACCTATTATTTACTCCTATTGGAGCTGCAAGAGTAGCGTTTACTTCGTACTCAGCACTTTGGATAGACATAGTATAATAAGTGTTCTCAACTTCGTTAGAGATGTTGCAATAAACGTAATTAGTAGTATCTTTTTCTATTATGTCCATTTTTGTATTAAAAAAACCCACCACCGCTAAGTAGTGGGCTTGTTGTTTCTATTTAGAGTTAGATTCTCTTATGATGTTGGGATAGTAGCAGTTACTATCGGCATTGGGTCTGATTCTTGAGCTTGGAAAGAAAGGCTATAACCATTTCTATCTCCTAAAGCTGTACCAGTACCATTATCACCACTAACTAATCTTACTCCGTTAGTAGCTCCCATTAGCCAGTATGTACCATTATTATCAAGGACAATAATAGACATCTTGGCTCTTGCTATCATTTTAACCTCATTACGCTTAGCTTTCTCCATTTTATTGAGAATATAAGTCGCAGTTTGGTCAAAAAAACTTGTTCCGTTCGCATCGTTTATGGTTGGATTGTCATTCATTACTGAAGATGCCCCTTGAGCTGAAGTACACTCGAACTTGTGATAATCAAGTCCAGTTCCTACAAGTCCAGTTACCTCTCCACTTCCATCAGTATTAGCAGCAAAATCTGTCGGCATATTTGCTATCCAGAACTCTGCTACACCACCGATTGAATCATTACATCCTACCGTAAAACCAGTTG